ATTTTCTTGATAATTATATGTAACATAACTATCTGGCTCTGGATTATTTTGTGCTGTATTAGATGTACTTACATAAAACCAAGTTATTTCATTAAATTTTTTATTATGCCCTACATGTGTTTTATCTACATAATCATTATTTAATCTATCAAAAACAAAATGTTGGACAGTACAAGGCAATTCTTGGACTGTGCCATTATATAAGAAAAAATTACTTTTACCTATCCAGAAGGCTCTAGAATCAACAACAATGGTGCCTTCTTGAGCAACTGCACCACAATTAACTGCCAATAATCTAAATGAAAATGTAAATGGAGGACCTACAAATGTCATTCCATAAATAGCCTCATCAGTTTGTATTAAAGTTTCATCTTTTGATGGTGTAACTGCAATAATTTTACTGCCAATTTCTAATCTCTGGTCGCCTGCAGTATTTGTGGCTGTAACTGTAAAATTTGTAAAATCTTCTTGGTCTGAAAATCTTATTAACATTGGGTCAAAAACACCTGTTGATGCATTAATGGTACCTGCACTTATAAAATGTCTATCTGGAAAAGATACACTTGTAATTCTGTTTTCAGTAGGAACACCAGATGCACCTGCTAATGATGATACCAAGACTGCTCTTGTTCCTTCACCACCTGTCCTGCTCCAATAATATATTTGACCATTTCTATTGTTTGCCAATAAATCATCACCCCATAAATTTAATGACCATCTTGTTGCATCAAAAACTAAACTGTTAGATGCAACTGTTCTTGGTGTATTCCATGTACCTGCATTCCATGTACCAACACCCCAACCAGTTGCAGGGTCAGCACTTTCAATACCCATATTTTCAGCAGAACCTATAAGATATTTAATATTCAATGTTCCACCACCACTAGCAACTGTGCTAGATGCGTTTTGACCAACATCAATACGATAACTATTTGCATCTATTTTTGTTATTTGATAACCTGCCTGTCTGTTTAAATCATCTGCTGATATACCACCAATGGCAGATGCACTATCTATGACGACAAAATCACCTGTTGATGCTCCATGAGCAGTATCTGTAACTGTAATTGTTTGTATTCCACTAGTTGTTGCAAATGGATTACTTAAAGATGTTGATGTTTTTCTAAGTGGTGTTATATCATGTAATGTATTTTCTTTTATTAAATATAAATGAGAAGTTGTACCTACTGCTAGTCTATCAATACCATCAAATCCACGCCAATATATAGATTTTTTTGGTGTACCTTGTACTGTAACTGCTGTTGATGGGTCTGAAGAATAAAAATACTCTTCTTTTTGCCACCCACCAATTTTTTCTGGATAACCATTTTTAAATCTTACAAGATTACTATCAACATAAAAGGGACCATTTTTACCTGCTGAATAGTCTGTTATGTCTTTTACGACACCTGCCTTTATTTGTACTAATCTTAATGTCAACCTATTGCCTTCATTCTTTCAACTAACCTATCTGCTCTGTTAGTTACTTGTCTATACCACTTCGAGTCTTTCATCTCTTCGCTTGCAGAAACAAAGTCCCTGTTATCTATATGTTTCTTCATCTTTAAAAATCTACTTAAACGAGGACGACCAAGATTAAACATCATGTTTGCTATAATTAATTGTGCTTCTTCTGGTAATGTATAAAAATCTTCATATAAATAAGTACATTCATCTAATGTAACTTTTATATCTTCATCAAATAATTCATTAACTCTTTCTTCATCTATTTTAGTACCTACCTCTAAACCAAATTCTGGGTCAGTTTCTTTTATAAGATGTCCCACACCACATGTTGGTAAAGATAAGTGGTCTAAATATATTTCATATTTTACACCTTCATCAATTTTTAATTCTTCTCTTAATTGTTCTAAATTCATTTTTTTAACCTGTTATTATCTATTACACCACAAATTGGACATTTATAAACACCTTTTATTTCTGTTTCATTCATATTTACTTTACATCTCTCACAAATCATTTTTTGGTATCCGTCTTTTTCAATTTATCAAATGACCTCATTCCACCAATTCCTAACATGCCAAACATTAATGGCATCATAACAGACATATCAGCTTGTGGTATAATTACACCAAATCCTGCTAAAATTGGCGATACCATGTAGTTGATACCTAGGCTGAGACCTGAAATCCAGCCAATTAATGGACGCCAAGATGATTGAAACCAATTACCTTTTGCTTCAGCCTCATTAACTTTTATTTGAGCCAATGCAAGTTGCTGAGCATGTTTTTCTGCCATAGTACTTATTTCATGTGCTAATTTATTTTTAACATCTTTATCCTCTATAAATTTGCCTAATAATTTGGTGGCAGGACCTATTAATGCTTGTATCACCATAACCTCATCTGCTTGTTTACATTTACTAATTTACAATAACAATCATATTTTTGTGTTTCTTCGCCTATTTTAACTGTTTGATTTGCTAATCTATCTTTAAAATAATTACAATTATTAACATTTGCCAGATGCAAAGTTCCTGCAGGATTACCTGCTAAATAGCATAATAAAACAAATGCAGGTTTCATTTACCATTCCTACTCATAAAGGCTGATGCACCCATATAAACAGACACGATGCCACCACCAGTGATATAAAAAAGATTAGAAATATCGGCAAGTGCTTTAACTCTTTCGATATCGACCAAAAACATAGCAATAGTAAAAGTAGCCATTGCAACCAAACTAGCTGTTGCCATACGTCTTTGTGCCCTTTGCTTTCGTAAATCATGCTCTAATTTTTTAATATCTGACATATGTGAAAATTCTTCATCAGATACTACTCCGTCATTATCTAAATCATATTTAGCGTATTGAGAAGATTTTTGTAATTTTTTGGACATAACTTTTTATCTTATTTATTATAGTGTTTTCAACAACATATGCCTCATTTTGTGGTGTATTTGGGTTATCAGCAATAAATCTACCTTTTGATGTTCTTGCTCTTTTTCTAGGTCTGCCTCTTTTCTTTTCAGCCATTACGTTGTCCTGTTAAATTCACCAGTAAAATTAGTTGTACTAATACCTGCAGTTGGTTCACCATCAGCATTATTTGTAACACCTGTACCTCCAAAAGCATTGGTACC